TGCTGGCCCCGTTGCACCATTCGCCCCTCTTGCACCGTCACTGACATTGTCAAGTCGTGTGCTAGCAGCTGCTTTAATGCCGTTGTGTGTTACAACGATGTAGACTTCAAACCAGCCTCCTGAACGTTGAGAGGCGTTCCACTGAGAAAACTTCCCATTCGCGTCAGGCGTTTGGCTCAGCAAACTTTGCCAGTTATTATTCCCAAAACCTCTGTAGTAATAATCAACAGTATAGCCACTGGTTAAACGTGTTCCGTCATAGTAGACATCTGCAATCAAATTCAGCTGACTAGTCGCACCGTTTCGATAGCTTCCTTCGATACGAACATTGGCATTTAAGCTATGACCGTTATCTCCTCGCAAGCCCTCTCTCTGCTGACTCGTCAGGTTCTCGAATCGCATAACACCGTCTGCTCCTCGTGGTCCTGTTTCCCCACGTTCGCCACGGTCTCCTTTAGGTCCTGTTAGATATTGCAATGCTGAAAATCGGTCACGGCCATTTCCGACCTTAACCTTGCCTGTATCGCTTTCGATACCCAACTCTCCATCAAGTAAGACCAGAGTGCTACTTGCCCAGTCTCGTGCTAACATGCGCTTGTGTTGTACCCTTACTGGGATTGTCTCTGTCATGTTCTACCTCCATCAAAAATAAAAGTTGGACTCTCGCTCCAACTTCCGTCATATCTAGCATTTTGCCCATCAGCAATCGTCTTATAGACTGGCGCTAGTTCAATCCGTCTTGTCTGATTGTCAATCGTCACAGACCGCTCTGTATTCTGATACCAGTCGCCTGAGAATGTCAGACGATAAGCACCATAGTAGACTGCTAAGACCTGCTCCTCTTTCTGGGTCAGGTCTTTCTCAATCGCTGGCATGACCGTATTAGCAGGCGCAAGATGAACGTGTCCGCCATAAAATGGATTCTTATTGACTACCACAGTCACATCTGTCTTGCCGTAAGGTGTGCAGGTTGCTGACCAGCTGATGACGTACTGCTTACCAACTTCAAAGCCCTCTCCATTGTGTCCGACTTCCACGAAATCCGTTCCATAACTAATTTTCTTGGCCGTGCCACCATTCAAGCGGTTCTTATTGTACTGGGTATTCCCGTCACCACCAATCAAACTCGCGTTGACCCTTGCAGTCTCACTGACCTGTTCCAGTTTCTTACTCAGTTCAGCGATTGAGTCCGCACCACTCATCAGTTCCTCACGAATCCGCTTCACGAACTCAGGGCGCTCTTTCTCTATCTCCTCATGGATTTTGGCTCCCATTTCTTCGGCTTTAGCCTTGTACTGCTCGATGGCATCTGTGATATCCTTCTCACGCTTGGCAAATTCAGCATCAAACGCACGGTCAGCGTTGGCAATTTCCTTTTTCAAACGTTCTTCAAAAATCTTATGCAGATTTCGGCTTTCATTCAAAACGGCATCATTTACAATCCCACCGATTGCATTCGCAAGACTGGACTGGAAGGTTCCGAATCCAATTGTCTTCAAGCGTTTCGCCATTGGTGAATAGGTATATTTCGTGATTTTCTTACGAACGTCAAGGCCGTACCATTCATGGTAGATGCTGACCACATCGAACATCCGAACGGCTACATCGCTTTGTCCGACAACCGATATTTCAAGGTTATCTTCCAGCATGTCACACATACTTGTCCGAAAATACTGCTTACCGTATTCAATCAAGCTAGCTTGGTCTTTGACGTTCTGGTCATTGACTTCAACAACTGCTTCATAGATTTGGCTGTATTTCCCAAGCAAAGGGCTATCAATTACTACTACGTAATCAACATCAGGCGCCTTTTCTCCCTCGCCTTTAACGGTTGTTTTAAAGGTTATCCGAGTTTTCAAGGATTTCGTTGAGGTCTTATGCTGGTAGCTAGATAGGTTTTTCTTGTACATAAAAAGCGATTCATTTTCAGAACCGCCATTTTTCAACAAGCGTAAGTTATAGCCATTTCGCACCATATCTCCGCCCCACTGACCAAGGATAGAATGCTTGTCTTTGGCCAAGACCTCCATCGCATTCTTGTCCTTGATGTTGAGCGTATGTCTATCATCAATATCAGAGAAGAAAGAAAAGGGATTGGTTCTGGTAATACTACCAGCCAATGCGCTCAATACCCTTGTACCACTGACACGATCAACATCGATAGAGCTGACGATGTAGTTATTTAACAAGCTGATAACCTGATTAGCATAGACTTGGATATATCCTTGCTGTTTTTCAACCTCAAAAATATAAAAATCCTGCTCACCATGCAGGTCATCTGCAGTCAGAAAAGTTTCCTCTTTCAACAATTCCCACTTGGGATCCGATGTAGGAAAGCGAAAGGTCAGCTGATAGGTATTGTTCCGCTCCTGGACGATTTCGTCATTGTAGGCCTCATTTAAAGGCGTATTGCCTTCAGTAAGATAAATCATAAGATATACCTCCAATTCGGCCGAACCGTGACCTTACGAACCGAACCAGTAAAGACCAGACCGTTATTACCAACTGCCAACTCAAAGAAGCCTCCACGTTTACGTAAAGTATTTTGCACAGCGCCATCTGCATTATAGATATTCTGTTTCTTATGTCTACAATCAATGGTCACTTTTCGTCTAATCGTCAAGTGCATAGTTGTCCGACCGATAGTCAAAGAAATATCTCCGTCACCCTCAATCTCAATCACAGGCTCGCTATAGACAGAGCCTGGATTGTCGATATTGCCACTTGCAGTAAAGACAAGAGGAGCAACATTTTTCTGATAGCGAAAGGGTTGCATGTTCAACTTAAGCTCTAGCTTCCAGGCATGCATCCCATGAGGGCTATAGGTTGCACCGATAAAATCCGCATAAAAGACAGACCCCAACTGGTAGCTAAACTCTAGCACATTGTCCTTAGGCTGAAATTTCTCCACGATAGTAGAAACATCCAGTAACTTAGGAATGTAGAACGAAAAAGTCCGTTCATAACTCTCATAGCCCCCATCTAGCACCCGATAACTTCCGTTGGCTCCGTAGAGGGTAGCATCTTCAGCCACCCTAGGTTTAGCTGCCTCCGCCTGACCAAAATCCGTCACTACGCAGTGAGGGATAGTTGATGTGTTAAAACCATTGATGATCATATAAAACATTAAATTCCCTCCCTAGCGTAAATCGCACCTTGACGTTGGTAGACACTCATTGAAATTTTATCAGCGTCCAGGTAAGTATCTGACGGCTTTTCAAGGATAGCAGTAAGGATCTTCTCCATACTTGCTCTCAGAATCGCTATCTCAGACACGACTTTATTGCTGTCTTTACTGTTTATATCTCCTTGGGCTTGCACCACTATTTTAGCTTGTGCTTCTTCCATCTCACGAAGGAATTTAGCATCACTCGGAATGCCAACTCCTGCAGCATATTTAGGAACACCCATCTCACGCATCAAGCGTTTCGTCTTATCTGCTCGTAAAACTTTAGCTCCTTTAGGGAGAGGAAGCAAGACATCTCTACCTTCAGGAATGAAGCTCCTACCATCTGGAAGAGTGACTAATTCCTTGTAAGTACTATTGCGTTGGTCATTGACCATAGCAAGACCACCAGGATGGTAGTTGGTACCCTGAGCATGCCGACTAGCAAAAATATTGGTAAAGAAATTACCAGTTACACGGTTAATCCAACTCTTAATTCCTGAAAGAACACCAGAAGCGTTATCTTGAGCGTTGATTGTAACCGTTTTGTCTTGAATACTATTAACGCCACTTTTGACCTCACTAACAGTACTGGAAGTGCTATTTTTAGCAAGGATATCTACTGGATTATTTTGCTTAATAGCATTAATAGCCGCACTCGTCTCATTTCTAACACCTGCAGTCTGATCTTTCGCAAGTAAATCAATTGGTTTTTCTTGTTTCGGAGAGTTTACACTCGCTTTTGCACTAGCAACTGCTTCACTAGTTTTGTCAGTAGCATTTAATGATTTAGTATCTGGATTAGATAGATTCCAAGCCATAATTTTATCTATTGACAATTGCCCATTGCTCAAAACATTTGTAGGATCTAGTTTCAAATCTTTTGTAAATGGAGTAGTTGCATTCCAAGTCGTTAGCGTGTCAGTCGAACGAGCAACAGCTTTTCTGAAATTCTCATCCGTAGCCAGCAACTCTTTCTGCTTAGGAGTCAAAGCATCGTAGTTATAGAGAGCTTTGGAAGCCTCCTCAGCCTTATTCATCACATCTGTATTTTCCAAAAGCAGTTGCTTGACTTCCGCAGGCATACTGTTCCAGATTCTAAGATGGTTTTCACTATCAAAGATAGCTTGCAAGCCTGCTTTATTTTGGACAATTAACTGTTTTTCTTCCAGTGTCATTGTTGACCACTTACCAGACTCAACGAGAGCTTCAGCAATCGTTACCCGAGCATTTGAGTTGATATTCGCATTTTTAACAATAAATTGCAATTGCTCCCAACCTTCAGCAGATTGAGTCGCTTCCCCAATTACTTCTTTTACATTGGATTTAATCTCAAAGTTCCCATTCTCATTGATATTCCCAACCAACAAAGACCAAGCGTCGTTTGCTTCTCTCGTTTCCTTGCTCATATCACTAGTATATTTAGCAAGAATACTGTTTGACTCTCCCACTTTTTGAGAAGCTTCTGCAGCTTTTTGGCCAATCACTTCATAAGACAAGCCATATTCTTCCAGAACCCTCTTAGCTTCTTCCCAGTAGTTCCAGCTTTGCCCAGTACGAGCTTTTACCTTAGCGTCAAGATTTTGCATAACCTGGTAATATTTAGTACCCAAAGCTTCCATGGTTTGGGTATGTTCCGTTTCAAGAGTTTGCAGTTTTTTGTTATAAGTCTCTCGATCAATGAGTTTACCTTCAAGCATCTGTTTCAGTTCATCTTTTGATGTTTTATATAACTGATTTTCTTCATCCAGAGCCTTCTTCAAAACATCTCTTGTGTGCTTTAATTGCGTTTCATTTAAACTACCAATCTCTCCATTCAGAGCCTGAAGTGCAGCCTTTTGTTGTTCGCCAGATAATTCCATCATTTCGATTCTAGCTTTTATCATCTCTCTTTGATTATTCAAGATGATTTCTTTTTCTTCTTGAGAAAACTTGCTAGCGTCGCCATTGTGACGTTTGTAGATTTCACTAACCTGATTAGCCATTGCAACGGTATTTGAAACAACTTGGTCATTTCTTGCTTTCATTTTAGCGATTTCTTCATCGCTAATACCCCACTTTTTAGCCAGTTCTTCCATTCTCTGACTAGCTTTTTCAGCACCTGTAGCTACTTCTTCATGAAGTTTTCTAAAAGCCTCAGAAACTTTTTCAGCATCGCCAGCGTGGGTTCCAAAGTTGGCTACTGCTGTGCTGGTATCATCTACAGTTTTTTGGAACGTTCGTAGTTCTCCACGTTGGACATCATCTAAGGTTGAACCAAATTCCTCCGCCTTAATGCGCGCCTCGTCTTTCTTATGTCCTAGATAGACCAATCCTCCAGCTAGTAAAGCAGTACCACCCACAAGCAAACCAATCGGATTTGTCAAAGCCCCAATAGCTCCAGACAAGAGACCAGAACTAGATGCAGCAGCACCAGCTCCTTCCGCTAAAACAGTGGCTTCGCTTCCTACCTTAGCAAGACCGAGACCGCCCTTTAAAAGTCCTCCTAATTTACCGGCATGTTTTATCAAAATACTAAGAGCCGTCGCTCCATTTCCTAGAAAGTTCAATAAAGGATATCCTATAGCCAAAAAACCACCAATACCAACTGCCAAGCTCTGTACGGCTGGAGGAGCCTTACTTAGCCAGTCGATAAATTGGTTCACCTTATCAATCGTAGGAGTTAGTAAGGGTAATAATTTCTGACCAATGTTAATCTGTAGAACTTCCAAACTAGATTTAAAACGTTCCACTCCGTTTTTAGAAGACTTAGATAACTCATTTGCTAAATCCTTGGTATAAGTTGTCGCCCCCTTGGTTTCGTTAGCGAGATTACGCAACGCATCTCCACCTTGGTCAACCAAGATATTCATCGCTGTCTGAGCTTCTGTACCAAATGCTGTAGCAATCAAGGCCGATTTCTGAGCATCTGTCATTCCTTCCGTATTCTTTTTGATACGATCCAAAATATCAGGTAGCTTAATTGCCCCACTACGAAATTCTTCTGCAGAAAAACCTAGTTTTTCCATTGCCTCAGCGTTTTGCTCAGATGGTTTTAGCAGCCTTGTCAAAGCCCCACGCAGAGCCGTACCAGCCTTTTCACCAGCAATACCATTGTTGGACAAAAGACCAACAGCAGCGGCAGTCTCTTCCAAGTCCATACCAACGTTTTTAGCAACGGGACCAACATACTCCATTGCAGCCCCCATATCAGCAAAACCAGCAGCCGTTTTATTGGCGACAAAGGTTAAGCTATTGGTTACTCGCTCTGTATCCTGAGTAGATAGCCCAAATTGTTGCAAAATATTCGTAGTGGCGTTCATTACCGTATTGAAGTCCTCACCAGACGCCTTTGCAGCGTCTAGGATAGCAGGCATGGCTTCGATTGTTTGATTGGCATCAAAACCTTTCTTGATAATTTCTTGCATCCCCTCATTGATAGATGCAGTAGAAATCCCATACTGCTTCGCCCAATTTTTTGAACTTTCTCCCAGCTTTTGTGTGGTACTGTTCAGTTCATCCGCTGTTGGAATGGTATCAGCTAACAGAGATTTAGTTGTATTCATCTGACTTTCAAAGTCAATAGCTTTCTTAGTAGAAAGCGTAAAACCAGCTAATAAAGCAGCAGACACAGGCTTCATTGCATCGCCCATAGCCCGCAATTTTTCTCCACCTTTAGCAAATTTTTCGCTCAAGGCATCCATCTTACCAGACCAACTATTTTCACGCCCTACATCTTGCAAAGCTTTTTCAACACCACGTAACTGGCCTTCCATTGCTGCTAACTTGGCATTCTCACGCTCAATATCAGCAGCAGCCTTATCAAAGTTAGCCGCTCCAGGATCAAGTTTGTCAAAACTTTTCTTCATCTCATCCAAAACTTTACGTTGTGAATCAATGGCTTGTCCTAAAGTCTTGTATTTTGCTTGAAGTAAGCTAGCGTTTTTTTCATTCCCTTTTAAAGTACTATCCAAAGAACGGACATTATTTTGAAAGTACTTTACAGCGTTTTTTGCACCAGTTAGAGTAGGATTGAAATTCGACACGTCCAGCCCTAGCTCGATATACATTGCTCCTAACGGCGTACCGCTTGCCATTTTGTTCTCCTTCCTATCTCCTCAGAGCAAAGAAAAAAGCCCTTACGGACTTTTCATCATTCTTTATAAAAATCATCCATTGCCAGGCTCATAAAAGCCCAGATAAACAAACCAAGAAATAGATAAGCGTAGAGCGGCAAGGAAGCAAAGATAAAGGGTGATAATAAAATCATTCCCAAGGTATCTCCAAAATTTGTACAAATACAATACAAGCCAAAAACAAGATAAAGGACAAAAATGGTAAACCAAAACCAATATCTTCGTCGCGCCTTTTCTTTTCGAGACATATCTTCCACCTCCCTTATATAGCTCTATTATATTCCTAAGCCTTCTATTTGTAAAGTCCTGACTTAGAGACTTTCTAAAAAATCTGCCAAGTCAAGCACTTCTTCTTGTTCACTCGTTTTCATACTTCCAAGAACACCCATCAAGTCCTCCCAGCTCGTATCCATCACATCGCGAATACTCATTCCATAAGGACCCTCTGTAACTTGCTTGATAAAACTATAAAAACGTTGGATAGCTTGCCCAGGTGCTAGCTCTTTTCCTTTGGGGCTACATCACCTACCAAATGAGCATAAATTTCTGTAAAAATAGAAATCACTTTCGCAAAATCTGTGTATTCTAGTAATTGTTCTACTGTCACATCATCAAACAAACTAGCAATAAAGCCCAACTGCTTATCAAGCTTCTCTACCTCAGATAAATCACTTGTCAAGGATTCGTTCATGACCAAATAATCACGATAATCACGAGTTGTAATTTCCTTACTTGTCTTTAGGACATCTTCTCCCTTGTCATTTTTGATTGTAAATTTAACCTTAGCCATATACTTTCCTTTCTAAAAAAGTAAAAGAGAGCTTGCGCCCTCCTTCTACCCCGCAGCAACCATTTTAAGCTGACCTTTGAACTTTTTGAGCTTCTCCTCATCCTTACCGATATATTTGATGTAATATAAACCTTTCGTTTCTGTATCATCACTTGCGATTGCTGCAAAACTCAAGTTATCATCTGGAAGTTCTTCTTGTTTGTCTTTAAGTGTTTCAAGCTCTTCAGTATCCATAGAAAACTGACCCTTGAAAAATCCTACTTGTGCTTGAGTTCCATTTGCAGTCTTAGATTCAAGCATCACTGCACAAAATGGAGAGACTGTTTCAGCACCAATTCCAATAATATCATCCTTGACCTGATGACCCAGAATTTTAGCTAGCACAGTAGAAGGAATATCGACTGCAGTCATTTCCATCTTCACATCCCCAACACCACGATTCGAAACATGGTAAGCAATATCGCTCCCATACGTTTTAACTGGATCACTTGCAAGACCAGAAATTTTAGCAGTACGAGTTGCACCCTCACCAGTTTTACCTTCGATTACGAAAAGGTTTTGTCCGAGCGTTGGAGTAGCATTACCATCCAACACACGAATTGTCATACGTTTAAAACCAACTAATGCCATTTATAGCACCTCTTTCTTTCATTTAGTATTCTTCGTATAGAGCACTCCGACCTTTATAAGTCCGAGCATCCACATAGCGTTTAATATCAGGAATCCATTGTTCCAAACCACCTTCAGTCTGATAAAATCCCCGTTCTTCCATTATTTTTTCAATTCTTCCTTGGAGTTCTTTACACTCCAATCGATTGGTAGACTCTACATTGATTTGATAGAGAAAAGTCTTGGCTAGACTCGTATTACTCCCATGAGCCGTCTGCATAGGAGGTCCGACAGGAATAATGACAATACTCGTCTCGTCATCTCCTAAGGTCTCAGGACGCTCAAAAGACTTGATACTAATACCAGATAAAGACTCATCCTCTTCCAAAGCATTGTAAAGTTCAGTTAATTTGTCCTTAATCATTACAAAAACTCCTGTTTTAACTTCATGCCTACTTTGGACTTAAAAACCGGTTTACTCGCTTCGAAAAAGCGCCGCATGACCCCGAAGCCACGAGGATGGCCATTCTTTGCATAACCAAATTCATTTAAGTGAATAAGAGTCCAACGAGGACTTTTAAAACCTAATTTAACCATCGGAACACCGCTAGCTGTACCAGTCACATTCCCATGAACGACCGCACCAGCTGTCTTACCAGTGTCAGCGTACACCGCCATAGCCCGTTTGAAAGTCGGTTCAAACTCCTCAACCGTCTCCTTCAAAGCCTTGTTGACCTTTCTACGAACTACCGGCTCTCCTAGTCGAGCCTCAATATTCCTCAAAATATCATCAAATCCTTTTAGATTTGCTCCACTAGACATCACCACTACCTCCGATAATAACTATCAAAAAATCCCGATTATCAAAATCAGGGCGGACATCAATGACCTGCCATTTCTTACCAACTAAACGGATATCCTCTACTTCGACAAAATGCCGACTTTCAGGCTGATAATCTGTCAGAGGGTCACGAATCTTCAAAGTCATCTTAGCTTTCATCGCTTTTCCTGTAGCAATCTCAATATCTTTGAAACTAGGAGAGTAAACTTGCCCCATCGTATAAAAAGCCTTTTTGTAACTCATATCACGACCATCAACCCCCTCTTTAACTTTAGAAGTATAGAAAGTCAGGGGAGTTCTCAGGTCTCCATTTTGAGCCTCAGGCTTTTTGTAACGATAGCTAGGACCTTCACTCTTGATCATTTACACTCACTACTTCCTTAGAGCTAAGACTTCTGAACGACTTTTCCAACTCGACATAGTCAGGTAAATGTTCCTTGAGCTCAGCAAACCGTTCTTCTGTCGCTTCAAAACTTTCTCCGACTTGCCTAATGACTCCTTCCTCGAGGTCATAAAACTCTTTTAATACCTTAATCATCACTATCCTCCATTTCTATCTTATCTAACGATAATGCTAAAATATCCGCTTTGAAATTTTCGTAAAAAAATTCAACTTGGTCATTATAGACATAGCGAGCACGTTCTAAAATGAGTTCCCTTATTTGATGATCGTGTATATTCCCACTTCCTACCAAGCGAGTAATAACCATTTGAGAACTTTCTAACATCCGTGAGAGATTCAAGTCTTCTCCGCTATGAAAAATTCTCATCCGCTCCTTAAAAGGATTAAGGAGGGAATGAGGTTTAGCTTCAATCTCCATCCTTAGTCACCTTTTATTTCGCAATGTTCAGCGTCCACACAGCAGCAGTCTTTTCATCATGCGCTTTACCATAAGCAAATTGCTTAGCAGTGTAGAGATTCAAGTCTTCTAAAGCATAGGTTTCGGTAAATCGTCCAAATTCAATCCCCCCGCCTACAAAGGCATCGTAGCGACCTTTGACAAATGTAGTCACCTTACCAGACGCTTGAGCAACCGACTCAACCAAGATGAGATTATAAGGCATAGCTGTTACATATACACCCTGAGCATTAAGAGACGTATATTGCTTCTTCACATCCCAAGCATCTGCAGGATTCACTACCATAACCAAATTACCTTCTACTGCAACAGGAGTTGTATTGTCAGCTTTTGTAGAATGGTATTTATAAACCTCCGTCAACTCTTTTACCACGGTAGCAGAGTCTGCGAAAGTCAATGGTTTTTTCTGAGCCTGTTTCTCAGCATAAGTTACTTTTTCACTTTCTGCAGTACCTGTAAGAGTACGAGATAGCCCGATAGGTTTATTGTCCCCATCACCATTCAAATAACCAGCTTCAAGAACAGCAGCAAAGGCTTCTGTGATTTGAATAGATACATAAGACTGTAGCCAAGCAGGACCAAATTTCTCAGAGTCTTTAGGGATTACAACAAAAGCAGTCAATTTAGACTGAATCGCTTCTTCTTCAGCAAACTCTTGATTCAATTGTCCTTGAATTTCAGCATTGATTTTACCCCAAACCGCTTGCCCTGTACGGCTAGACTTGAGGAATTTTAAGCGAATACCTGCATTACGCAAGCCGATGTGTTGAAGAAGTGGACGAGCTGCCACCATATCTTCAAAAATACGGTCAATTGTTTCCTGAGGAAACAATTTCTCAATTCCTTTGGGAGGAAGTTTCTCAATGTTGTTGAAAAATTCGCGAGCTTCAGCAGTCAACTGTGCATCGTATGGATTCATAGTTGCGATTTCTTCACGAGCAGCCTCTCTGGCGTCGTCTTGCAACTTATCTGTCAATACCTCAATCATCTCATTATAGAGCTTATTTTGCTCCTCCATAGGAGCACCAGTTTCTACCGCATTCATAAAGTTCTGACGAGCAGTTGTAAATTCATTACCAAGTTTCATCATTGTTTTTTATTTCCTTTCTTAAAATGGAAAACGACCCAACCCCACAGGTTCAGCCGTCTTGTCTTCTTTTTTCTTATCTTCTGGGATAGGTAAACTATTATTCAACCTATCACAAACCAAGTCTGCCAATAACTCCACATCTGGGGTCATCGCAGAGCGGATTTTTTCGATAAAATCACGAGGAATTACAGGTGTCTGACTAGCCACCAAGACAGGAGCTTCTTGACTTTCAAACATGACCTTATCTGCAAAACCATGCTTGACAGCAGAACGAGCATCAAACCACGTTTCACGCTCCATTAAATCCAGCAAATCATCTAATGCCTTACCAGTCTTACCAATATAGGCATATGCGATAGACTTGTTAAAGCCCTCTAACACACCAGCCTCATGTAAGAGCGCCTTATGGTCACCACGTACACCAGCAGATACATTATGGATCATGATTTGCGCTGTAGGACTAATTTCCACCCTATCACCAGCCATAGCGATAACACTCGCAGCACTAGCAGCAATCCCCACGATTTTCACCGTCACATGCCCCTGATAATCACGTAATGCTGTATAGATTTCACTACCAGCATAAACATCACCACCACCAGAATTGATGTGGATTTCCACATCTTCTCCCGTCGTCGGCAATACAATATCCTTAGGAGCGGTTGCATCCATGTCTAGCCAATCATAAAACCAGCGGTCATCATTGGATACAATCGCTCCCTTAATCTGAATGATTGTCATCCTCATTTTCTCCTTTCTCTATTTCGTTTTCACCCTGATAGTTCTTGGTGATAAGGAAAGTATCCCCACCAGGAACAGCCTCAAGACCAAGCTCCAATCTCACCTCATTTCGAGTCATAGCCCCAGATGAGATGAGTTTATCTATGTTCTCAGCAAGAGCAAACTTATCAAGTCCCCCCTCACCAAAAATCACAAATTTTTTCTGATTAGCATATCCAGCCGAGCTCACCATAGCATGATTTATAGCGTCACTCACTTTTTTAACCAGCGATTCATAACAATAACTGTTAAACATCTTCTGACTATTAGACAAATCAGCCATATCTCCATGCATCAAAGCCGTCGGCAAACCTAATATATCCGCAACCTCATCATCAAATTGACGTCTCAGTTTCTTCAACTCTTCAACCGATAAATTTGAAGTTCCTACTGTATTGGTCAACTCCGAATACTCCACACCGTCCATTGTCGGTACAATCGCAACTGTCTTAGACGTAAAGGACTTAAAAAGATTGTCCGCATATCTCTGCAGTTTCTTTCTCTTGTCATCGTCAAAGGTTCCATTCGCTTTTGTAGCCAGAACCCCACGGATCTGATTATTTCTAGCTAAGGCTTCCACCAGACGAGTATGCAGTTTTTCATAATCAGAAAACAAGTCTGATACATATTCTTGCAAGCGATTGTTATTATACTGGAGAAAGATTACATCACTCATAGCAAACTTCCTCTGAAATGTATAATCCCTGACAGACACCATCTCAAACGTATCATCATACAGAGCATAACGCCTACGAGTAAAAGCATCAGCCACCAGTAACTGCTTATCATCAGACAAGACAATGAGTACTTCATTTTTCGTCAATAAGCGATAAATGACCTTCTGCCAAAACTCTGAGGCCGACTCATTCTTATTGGGACGCACATTTAAAATATAATCCCAGTCTGACGCCACATGATGATTCTCCACCATATACCGAAATTCCGACTTAGCAAAAATACGAGCCACAAACTCCGCCGACTTATCAATCGCTAAACTCTTCAATTGCAAGCGCCCCAACATTCGTTCCAACTCTTCAAAATCAAAACCAACATCAGGCGCATCACGCTTAAATAAATTTAAGAACCCCATGCTTCCCCTCCTTCCTATCCAATTACCAACCTACCACCCCAAATTGAACTATATTTTTATCAAAACTCCCAATCCTCGACCATGTCAAGGAATTCCCCAACGTTCGACTCATGCACAAACTCACGTTTGTAGAGAGCTGCTATCAAGGCATGGAAGCCATCCGTCTTTCTTCGCACAGGCTCTTTCTTCAAGAAACGCTTATTACCATCCTTGTCCTCTTTGATGTAGGTGTTATCCGTATACCAAATCATGGAATTATCATTCTCAAAGACAAACCGCTCATTGGCAAATCCGTCCTCAATGATTGGCGCAACCTTTGATTGAATCGCCCCAGGATTCCGCAAGAACTCATATTCAAAACCAGCCTCTTCTAGCAAAGGCTTCAGCAAGTCCATTCTAAAACCATCTGCACATACAAGCTCAATCTGATAAAACTTACTCCATTCCTCCAGCTTAGCAATCAACAGTCGCGGATCAATGCTGGGACCGTTTACAATCGTAAATAGACCTTTGTCTGCCCACTCCTGAATAGGAGCTTTGATTTTAAAAGCCCTCAAAAACTCTTTCCGAGCAAATGAATGTTGTTTCCAGATAAAGTCATCACCATTTTTAAAGAGTAAACCAACACTCGCAAAATCTCGAATACTCGCATAGTCAAAACCTGCGACACAAGACCTACCCAACAAGTCAATGCCAGGAGGACGCAAACAAGCAAGTAATTTTTCGCGAGTTGTCACATCTTTCTCAAGATCCGCTTCAGGAAGATTCATCCGTTTTGTCATAAATTCCTGACGGCCAGATGGTTCCAGCTCAAGGTCGTCATAGTCAGCCTTAGTTCGAGCAAGCAGCCTTTTAGCATAAGGAGTACTTTCATCCAACATCGGATTTGCCTTTGACCAGTTCTTCATATCATCCACTTCATCCGCACTGTCTAGCTTGCAGATGAAAGGGAATAGCCTAAAATCATCAACCTCTCCATTCAAGATTTGCATAGACTTCTCTATCAGCTTGTCGTAAAATCCCTCGCGCACATATCCATTCGTCCCGTTGTAGAATGTTCGAGCATGAGCAATCTTACCAAGACCAGACCTTTGAACCTTCACAGCCTTATCATCTTCAAACTGGTGAATCTCGTCAAACTCAAGACAACCATCACGAGCAGAGTCCATAGTCTTCGGATTGTTCGTCCGAAAAGAAAAGACCGAGTTGTTCGCTCGACCTGTGATAGACATTTTAGTTAGATAGAAATGGTCCTCAAGACCGCGCCTTTGGATAGTCTCATAGACCTCCTCAAACGAAACCTTACCCTGTTTCTCAGAGTTAGCAGTGATAGTCACATCATAATCTCTGATAGGGTAGATAGGACTGATAAAGAACGATGACCTGGCAGACATGAAACCATTCTTACCACCACCACGAGCAAGAGTGTATAGATACTCGTCAAAGTGTGGTTCCCCGTCCTCCTTCCGAAAAAGAAAAATGAACGGAGTCAAGAAAAGCTGGTACTTAGCCAGAGGGAAAAAATTCTTTTCCGCAAAACGAATAAACTTGTCAATCAAGTCATTATCAAAATACAAATCATCACGAGGATAGATTTTCTCCTTGATGATTTTAAACAACATCTCTCTTTCCTTGTTGACGACAATTTCTCCACACTCGGCCATCTTGATGTAGTCATCAACTAGCGGATGAGAAATCATAAGAGGTCACTTCCAGACGCAGCTTTCTCGGCAGGAGAATTTTCAACCTCGAAATCAAACGATCTCTCAATAGCTAAAAGCTGATTACTTGTTGTGTTGATTTCCTTGATGAGAGAGTTTGCTTTTTGGAATCTTTGCTGCCCATTATGGACAGTGATAACAAGTCCGTCCTCATGTAGTCGAGCTTTCAGCTCATAGAGCAACCTGACAAGATAAAGATAGCGATTAACTTTTTCATACTGAACCGCATCCTTTTTTCTAGGACTAAAATAGCCGATTTTAGAAAGTAGCTGATTTTCTAATTCTTTTATATTTTTTTCTGAGTATTCTTCCATTACCCCCCACCCCCTTTATTTTTGGTTAAAAATTTGGACAGTCGAGTGCAGACCGCTTACCGACATCTTTGAAAATTTCCGATTTTTTTGACCGGGGGGTGTTTAAGGTTCATTCACCTAACCCCACCATTCATCTTTTCGGAAATTTCTGTCATTCTTATCAAAACGATCATGCCTTTTATTATGACATGCCTTGCACAATGTTCGTAGGTTATCGATATCAAGCGCAAACTCTGGATAGAACTCTAGCTCCTTGATATGGTCAACTTCTAAATTAGTAGTCGTGACCTTGCCTTCATCCCTGCACCATACACATTCGTAATGATCTCGTTTAAGTGCTTGCCTTCTTATCGTTCTCCATTCACTGGAATTGTAAAATTGGTTTCGTTCTTCTCGAGTTGAAACTTCAATCATTTGATTATTGATGTTGATACTTTAAGCTCAAATTTATTTAGCTTGTCAATGCAATTGTTCAAGTGTTTGATTGCTTCACAACATTCTTGAGTTAACTCTTTTAATTCTGAGCAATTTTCGATTTCGACTCCAGCTACAATTTTTCCTAATGGTTTCTGTTTAGTCGTTCTTTTATTAAAAAGTCTTTTAATAATACCTTTCATAACTGTTCAATCTCCTTTGTTTTTACTCTCTCAATTCCTTATTTTACATATTCTAATGAACTCGCTACATAAGTTTTAATTCAGATTTATCAAGCGTTTATCTTGTGTGTGCAAAATGAAATCATCATAACCTCAAAACAATGAATTGATATTAAAATAAAAAAATTAAAAGCCCTGAAACTTCGTCATGGCTCTGTCTTGTGAATCTTGGTTTTTGCCTATATATCTCAGTGAAATACTTTGGCTTGAATGGTTCAGTAGGTCCATTATCAGAGCGACATCCTTTGTTTGCTCGTACATAAATAAACCAAATGTCTTTCTCATCGAGTGAGTCGCTATATTTTCTAGACCAACTTCTTCAGCGGCTTTCTTGATAATCTTATAAGCTGTGTTTGGTTTTATGTGTTGATGTTTTCCATTTCGGCTTGGAAAGAGAAAGTCCTCATCTTTCTTATCTTTGATATACTGCCTCATAGCATTCTTGAATTTCTTTGGCATCTTTCGTTTAGTTGGCTTGTCTGTCTTTTCATCGACTATCTGAACATGCCAACCTTTAACGTGCTTTACTTTCAATTTAACGATATCGCCAATACGAAATCCCAAATTAACACCAGAAAGGAAGAGCATGAGGTTACGTTGTCTATCTGACTCTTTGACTGCGCTATGCAACGTCAGCCATTCAATCATAAGCTGAACATCATCTCTATTTCTGATTGGTTCAACAACTACCACATATCCTCACCTCCTTTTTAATGCACAAAAAAAGCAGAGGTTTCCTCTCTGCTATTCTTCATGATACTAATTTACCACATTCTTTTTGTCAATTCTATATGTTTTTTTGACAACTTTACATAAAGAGCAAATTTGAAAGTGTATCGAGAATCACTTCACGTCTTCTGTAAATCTGCTTACTGTGTCTATACAAGTACCCAGTTTCTCCGTTCTCCATGATGTGCCAAACTTGAATCCAGTCGTATCCAGTATGTTCTCCCCAGCGAAGATAAAATATTTTTTTGTCATCTGGTTCTAGATTCTCTAGTAATTGGGAAATAGCGTTTTGGAGATTTTCTAATCTTAAAATCTTAGGATCACTTGCATAAGCAACCGCTAGATTCTCCGACCTGTTGACGAATGTCCCACTGCCACTTGCTCCAGTATCATCAATACCAGGAACAGTAAGATGCTTAACTTCATACAAACGTTCTAGCTCATGCCTTCGTTGGCCAATAAGTTTGTCAATCTTTAAATATTTATCATCGAGTTCAAACTCGAGATAATCTCTTCGTGCCTTTGTTAAGTTCTTTTTGACCAAATCTTACCTCCCATGTATCTTTTGGATTTAACCCATTTGATAATCTTACCATCGTTATTGTTGTTGAAATAGTCTGGCAATCTTGCTGTTTGACTTTCTTTGTATACTACTTTCTCGACTACCTGGATTGCAGGCATCATTTCATCATCTACCCATCCAACTAACCAAGCAGGATTCACGTCATAAGTTTTAGCAATCGTTTCAATTTGCTTAATAGACGGATATCCGCCACGTTCGTACAAGTGAATTGTATTTTGAGAAACACCCGTATCCCTCGCCATATCTTTGACAGAGAGACACAGGTCCTCTCTAAGTTCTTTCAATCTTAGCTGCATCTTGCAAATCTCCTTGCATCTTTCAAATAATTTTCCCTTCAAATATCAGAGTAATTGTACCTGTGCTATCTTTGTGTCTAGATACCAAAGCACGACAATCTGAACCAAACTCAACTCCTTCAATTGTGATGCTATTCTTCACGCTATCAACATTGATGATTGTACCCATTAATGTTTTAATTCTCATGTTCCATCTCCTCGATAAGCCAGTCAAGATTCTTTCTGGCTTTCTTCAGGTCTTCAAGACCGTTTTTCTTCTGGTGTCGTAGTATGTACTTCAAGCTGTTACCTAGATAAAAACCTTTCAGCTGTTCTGATGTCATGAAATTTCTTAAAGCATCGATAGATTCCATACCGTATCGCCCTTGGTAGTGACTTGGTTTGTTTATGTTATCAATTATTTCTGGGTTCATTATTTTTCCTCCAAAAGCTCAGGGTTTTCGTAGATGTTACCAATAATTTCAACGTGAAGATACGCTAGATACAAAGGGGACCATTCCGCTTTTCTTTCTTTTGGCTTATCAATAAACCTATAAATAAAACTTGCATAAGATCCGTGCCATTTAATGATTGCTTTCCTGCCTTTGTAATCAACTATATCCCCCTCAAAGATTTCTTTACCGTTTTTGTCAAACAATCCTGTTGATTGCATGAGTACGATTTCGTCAAAACTCATGAAATTTGTTTCACCAAATTCCCAATGCTCACCAACTAAAACACCTTTTTTAAAATTTATCAAAGAAACATCTAGCATTGTTTGCAATTCTTTATCCCACACTCTGTACTTTGGTATCATACTAACACTCCTTAGATGAACAAACTAGCTAACCATATCAAAAATGCACATGTAATGATTTTTGAAATACTGCTCTTTACCTCATACGAATAATCTTCTTCAGATTCTTTTTTGCTAGATAACACAGGCCAGATAAAAGATAGTAGTGCATCCATCCCTAAAGCTTGCCAGACTGTAATTTTACCAACTGGAACAATCGTTGTGATAATTTCATTCCATCCATACTGAACTACAAATGGCGATACAACGATTACAA